TGGGAACGGGAAAACTGTACAGAAAATATGCGACTACACAGAAGCGTACATAGAAAAAAACGCTGGCAAGGTCTACTTCCCAAGCCTACTAGGAGACAAATCAGGATGGCTAGGGTTTGAGGTAGACAATACACAGAAATATGATGATGCAATGGCGGCAGGGTTTGCACTTATAGCAGCTAAGGCAAAAAGATATTATAAACCACAAGAGTCGACACAGAAAATAGAATCAATTATGCCATATAGAGTGGCGAATTAAATATAAAGAAAAATGCAATATCAACAAATCAGTAGCGCAGGACAGCATCCCTACCCAAACCATGACATAGACCCATCGAAGAAGGGAAAAGAATGGTGCATGGAATATGCAAGAGCAGCATATTATGACTGGCAATTTGTGTATCCTAAAGGTATATTCTCTGGTAACGGAGGGGACTACTCTAAGTTTAGATTATATGCGTTAGGGAAGCAGCCAAATTCGCAATATAAGAAATGGCTAGGGGTGAACGAAACTACCAACAATACTTGGTTAAGTTTGGACTGGAGCATTAGGGCAATTGTTTCTGGGTACAGAGACAAGGCTATATCAAGACTGATGGCTACTGATTATAACATAGTTGCAACTCCCGTAGACCAATTAGCTAAGTCAGAAATGAGTCAATATTATGCTGGCTTAAAAGCTAAGTTAGCTGTTAGACAGTTGATGATGAAGCAGAATCCTGAACTAGCAGAACATCCATTAATTTCTATGCAGTCTGGAGAGCCATTAGATATGGAAGAGTTAGAGATGAGAATGGAGATGGGTGAGCAGTTCAATAGAAGTAAGGATGCCGAGATGGCAATTCAACTTGCATTGTATCAAAATGATTATAAAACAAAGAGAAGAAGAATATACGAAGACTTATTTGACTTAGGAGTAGCAGGTGTAAAGGATTGGTTAGGTGATGACAACAAGCCATACTTTAGAGTAGTAGACCCTGAGTGTGTAATAACATCGTTTGATAAGAATGGAGATTTTTCTAATATTGTTCATGCTGGGGAAATTATAGACGTTCCTTTAATTGAATTGGCTACTGTAAAAGATGACGAGGGTAACATAATGTTTACCGAAGATGATTTGACACAATTTGCGTCAACAATAGCAGGTCAGTTTGGTAACCCTAGACTATTAGGTTTGGGAACTGGATGGATGAAGCCATACGATAAGTTTAAGTGTAAGGTACTTGACATTGAGTTTTATACGTACAATGACAGAGTTTATCGTGATGCAGTAGATGAGCAAGGCAATCCTGACTTTAGAAAGGCAGACTTTTCAAGAGGCAAGAAGTCGGAAAAGTATACAAGAAAGAAAATACAGTACGTATATAAATGTAAGTGGGTTATAGGGACAGACAAGGTATATGACTTTGGAATGTGTTACGACCAAAAAAGAGAAAACGAGTTAAGAAATAAGGCTAAAACAAAGTTGTCTTATACTTTTTATGCTTATAATTTCTATCAAATGAAGGCTCAGGGGATGATGGAAAGATTAATCCCTTACGTTGATGATTATCAACTAACAATGTTGAAGATACAAAACTTTAAGAATAGGGCAGTGCCTTCAGGATGGTGGATAGACTTATCAGCATTAGAGAAAGTAGCTATGACAAAGGGAGGTCAGGATATGCAGCCTCAAGAGTTATTGCAAATGTTCTTTGATACAGGGGTGTTGTTGGGAAGAAGTGATACAGATGGGGGTACACCTCAGAGTGCAAATTGGAGACCAGTAATTCCCATAGAAAATACAGCAGCTAGTGAACTATCAATGTTCTACAATGACTTAGTAAGCACACTGTCTGCAATAGAAAGAATTACAGGTTACAATGATGTTACACTTGGTCAAGCGTCATCAAAGACACTTGTGCCTGGATACGAGAGTGGTCAACAAAGCACAAACGAAGCTCTTTATCCCTTAGCATTTGCAGAAGAAAATATAATGTTACGACTTGCAGAAGGATTATTGTGTAGGACACAGCAGGGATTGAAATATGGGGGAATAAGTGGGTATGCTCCAGCATTAAATTCCAATACACTAAGATTTATGGAGATTTCCCCAAGCATAACATTAAGAGACTATGGGATAGAGTTAGAAAAGCGTACCACTCAAGACCAAAAGGCATGGTTAATGCAAATGATGCAACAAGATATTGCCAACGGGTTATTAAACACATCAGATGCTGTACTTCTTGTAAACACAAAAAATGTTAAAGAGGCTCAGATGATTTGGGCATACAGATGCAAGAAAGAAAAAGAAAGACAAGCGGAGCAAAGAATGCAAGAAATACAAGCACAGCAACAAGGCAATATGCAGGCTGCACAGATTGCACAGCAAGCAGAAATGCAAAAGTTCCAAATGGAATCGCAATTTGAATTACAAAAAGAACAAATGAGGATTCAAGGTGAACTAGAAAAAGAAAGAATGAGAATTGAATCAGCGGAAAGAATTGCGATGGCTAGTAACCAAACTAAGTTACAGATATCTAGCGAAACGGGTAACGCAAAAGAAAACTCATCACATATAACTGGTCAGTCATCTATATTAAAACAACAAATAGCAAATGAAAAAAGAAATAAATAAGGAGTTGCAAGAGGTACTAAACTCGATAAAAGACTGGGATGTGCCTGATGGGGAAGATTGTTCTGTGATAAATATAAAGAATGATGAATTCCCAGACAAAAAAAGTAATAATATATTTTTTTATTCCGAAAACTGTTAATATTTTTACTACACCAAATTCAATTCAAATATGTATATTAAAAAGTTCTATGACATGGAGGCTTCTGAAGCAGGGGCATCCACCGAAGAAACCCCAAGTATAGCCGCATTGATGGCTAGAGAGGGAACTAAATCAAGTGCAGAAGGAGCAGACTATGAGCCTGTTCGTTTAAATAATAGTGGTTGGGAATCTAAGCCAGTCAAAGAAGAATCTCCCGTTGAGACAACGACAGATGAATCTAACGACAAGCCTAGCTATTCAGAGCCATCGCCAGAAGAAGAAAATGTTTCTACACCTCAAACAGCAGGCGAAACAGAATCAACCAATTGGCAAGATGCAATAAAAACTCAAACTCCTGATGAAGTATTAAGAGCACTAGGGTTTGATGACAAAGCAGTTTCTTTCATAAAGGAATTAAAAGAGGTTGACCCTAAAATGGTAGGCTTCTTAAACACTTGGAAAGAAAAAGGGAATGTATCAGATTATTTAAAAGAGCTAAACACCAACTATGCTGAAATGCCAGCCGAAGATGTGATGAGACATCAACTTCGTGCAGAGTATCCTAAAGCATCAGAAGCTCAATTGGGTATCTTATACAAAAAAGAGATAGTCGAAAAGTACGGCTTGAATTCTTACGATGAAGACGAAGTAAATGAAGGCAAACTTCTTTTAGAAGCAAAAGCCGAAAAGTACAGAGATGACCTTGTAAGACAGCAACAAGACAGACTACTTCCCCAAGCCCCAGACAAAACTGAGGCAATGTTACAGGAAGAACAACGATTAGCTACTATCTCTCAGAACATCGTAAAAGATTTTAACGAGAATCCGTACACAAAAGAAGTTCTTTCAAAAAATGCAATAACTATCGGAGAAGGAGCAGACAAGTTCAGCTTCCCAATAGATGCAAAAGAAATAACAGACCTTGTTTTAAATGGTGACAAAACAGGAGAGTTGATGTTTGAAATTAAAAAAGGTGCAAATGGCGAAGAGTCATATGTTCCCAAGACACAACATCAATTACTTGTAGCTACCGTAAACAAGTATGGCGAAAAATTTATTACAGAACTTGCCAAACATTATAAATCAATAGGAGGCAGGGCTGCAATAGACCCAATAGACAACGCAAAACCAAGAGAAACCAGAACACCTTCTTCTTCCAATGAAGAACCAAAAACAATAGCAGGTGCAATGGCGAAATATGGTAGAGTGAACTCTGGAGGATGGTAAAAAACAATATTTAAAAATTATTAAAATTAATAAAAATGCCAGTATCATCAGGAACAATGGTGAAATCCTTCGTATCTGCGATTGATTTCTTAGACCAAAGGGACATCGACCCTAACATTTACGACCAAAGTCGTGACAGAGCTTTTACCGATATTATGAAAATCGTTAATCGCACAAAACCAGCTAAAATGTTTTTCTACAATAACTTCGTTAACAACGATGTTTATGAAGTAGCAACAATTTCGGCTGTTACAACTACAGGAGCAGTAACTGTTGTATTTACAATTACAGGTGGAGCATATCTTTTCCCAAGAGTTGGAGATTTGATTAAAACTTCAAACACTTCTAACGTAGGTAAGCAAGCATTAGTTACTATAGTAGACACTACAACAACTGCTGGTTCTGCAATTATTACTGCAAAATCTGTTGACAACACAAACTTTGCAGTTGTAGTTAACGATAGAGTTCAATTTGGTTCAAATGCATTCTCAGAACAATCTGGTGCACCAACAAATCGTAGATATGGTTTAACTAAATACTACAATAACATTCAAATATTTCGTGAAGTTGATGAGATTTCAGATGTACAGAAAGTTGCTAAAATTGAAGTTAATGTAGGTGGTGATTATCATATCTTACCTTACCAAACAGTTCAGAAAGTTATCAAGTTAAATGGTGATATTTCTGTACAAATGTTAGCTGGTACTCAATCAACC